TACGGTCAACCTGATTTCTTGAGGTGAGGGGGGCTGTATGGCAAAGCTATCCGATGTAGACGTTGCGTCCCGATACCAAGGGGTTAACACAGGCCCTCGGTTTGTGTACTCCTTTGAGACACAGGTGGGTGTGCCTGTAGATGGTACCAATGCCGAGCTACGGAACAAGGCACCCTTCACGTTGCGTTTTGTGCCTCCTGATGCCCTTCTAGGGGCCGCAGCAGCCATAAGCAATGGCGTAGATCTCCTTACGTCTGGAGAGTCCACAGTGGCCTCTAGGGCAAGGGAAGTGGGCTTGATTGGTTCAGCCTCTAGGGCAGGGGATAACAACGCGGCGGCTAGAGAGGTTCGGTCTGCTTTGAATCAGGTGTCTGCTATCGGCAATTCAATGGCGTCCTTGGAGTCCTTTGTAGCATCGGGTAAGTTCTTGGGGAACGTAGACTCCAACTACTATGTGACCCTTGCCGATGCGTACACAGCGGCTGACATTGCAATCCAGTTGAAGAGCATGTTGGAGACACCACCTTTGACATTGTTGGTAGGCCCTAACAGCATGAATATCTCGTACAACAACATCCAGACCCATGTGTCTAGGACTCGTGGGGGGTTGGTTTTTGAACGGTGGGGTGAGGATCAGGCTACGATTTCCTTCTCTGGTAAGACAGGGGCTTTTATTGCAGGTGCGGCTAAGGCCCCTGGTACAAACACCACACTTTCTCAAGTCACGCACCAAACAGCAAGTGCTTCTGGGGTGCAGTTTGCATCCAAGCGAGATAGTGCGGCATGGCAGAACTTCATGAACCTGTTTCAGTTCTACAAGTCTAATGGTTACATTTATGACACGGTAAACAGGAGTGAGGCCCATTTGATGGTGGGTGCCATTGCCATCGACTTCGATCAGTGGACCTATGTGGGGCACATTGAGAGCTTCGATTACAGCTATTCTTCGGATTCTGCGTCCAGTATTACATGGAACATGGAGTTCCGTCCTGATAGGATCTATGACAATGGCCAGAGCATTGGTACAGTCTCTCCAGGGGCAAACCCAACAAGGTCCCCAAACAACAGTGACGTAGGTTCAGGGGAAACCCTAGGTGATGTCTTGTCAGACGCGCTATCTACAGCTAAGGATTATGCGGTTCTACCGTTCGAGCTACTACGATGAGTATAACGGATCGTCCCTATGCAGGTACTTGGGGTAATCACCATAGCCAGGTGGTTCGTGTAACCCCGGACGCCCTTGTGTATCTAAACGGTTCCTTGGAGGTGTCAGGGTGTCCTACCTGTACGGGTAAGATTGACCTTCAAAAGTACATCACCGCTGTGACAGTGGATGCCGGGGTGGAGACAGGGTCGGGATCTGCTACCATCACCCTCCATATTCCTCGTCAGGATGGGCAGTCCTTCTTTCGAGACGGGAAGTTTGTGCTCAAGCCTGGGATGGAAGTTAACATATACTTCCGAGGCTATTTTCCGGTTCAAGGGATGCTACAGGATGTGCAACCCAATGTGACAGGTGGTGTGGATGTACGCAACTCTGTTATGTACCCATACTACCATGTTTTTCATGGTGTGGTGACAGAAACCTCCTATGAGTACAGCGGTGGAGAGCATACAGCGAGCTTGTCTTGTGCGGACATGTTACATTTCTGGTCCTACCAAGTGATGAGCACATCGGGGTCCGCTTTTGGGGCACGCCCAACCAACTCAGGGCTGAAGTTCACCCTCACCGGACATAGCTTCAGGGCTATGACTCCCTACAGCATTATGTATACCCTGTACCGGGATGTGATGGGTGCAGCCGGTGGTGTGTCCTTTTCCTTGGGGCAGGCCACGAGTGCTAACGCCAAGGCGGAGACAGGGGATTCCGCATGGTCTCTTGCACTTCTATATTGGGAGAAGAGGTTTGGCCAGAACTTCAACTCGTTGCGGATGTATGGTACGGATGGTACGCTGTACAATGCCTACCAGCAAGCATTTCTTGGGCGGCTCTCCACCCAAGAGGTAGAGACCTTGGCCAAGACCTTTGCGGATCCCGCATTGGCTTCCCGAGAGCATGACCCCGTACAACCCAATGCTAAGGTGGCACGCCTTCTCAATTATGATCCAGGTTCAGCCTACCTGTCTGCGGAGTCTCAGAAGGATGCTGAAAAGGGTGGTCTTGGGATCAACGTGGCTCAAATGCAGGCGTACACAACTGACCTTGGGGCCATGGGTAGCGTGAACCTTTGGGAGTCCACCTATGAGACCAAGATGGACATGGCTCAGCAGGTTGCGCAGGTTGCGGGGTACGAATTCTATCAGGACGTGGATGGTGATTTCGTATTCAAGCCTCCCTTTTACAATCTGGACACATCCAGCAATCGGGTGTATGTGCTCAAGGACATTGATCTCATTTCTATCACCTTTGTAGAAGCGGAGCCTGAAGTGACTGCTCTGAAGGTCTCTTCGGGCTGGTTTGGGAACATGACTGGCACCTCGGTGGAGAACAATGAGTTTGGGCCCTCGGGTTCCTACATTGACTACAGGTTAGTGGCTCAGTTTGGCTGGAGGCAACAGACCTTTGAGGCCGCCTATCTGACAGACCCTAAGGCTCTTTTCTATGCCTGTGTGGCTCGCATGGACATCTTCAACTTGAACATGAACCGGGCCAACTGCCAGATCCCTTTGCGTCCAGAGCTTAGGATAGGGTTCCCTGTCTACCTTGAATCCTTCGACTGCTACTACTACTTGACCTCGTTCAATCACACCTTTTCCTTTGGGGGTCAGTGTACTACGAGCCTGACACTGACAGGTAGGCGAGCGAAGTTTTATGCTCCTGGAACACCCCCCCAAGATGGGTCTAAGCCAACCATTGAGGACATTAAGCTCTCGGATCCTTGGTTGCCACCCCTCCCCCTACCGGTTGTTGGTAACGATGGGATCCCTCGTCTTCAGGGGTTCCCTAATGTGGTCATGGCCATTGATCAGAACCTGTTGAATCCCACGTTCTTCTCAGTGGGCTTGAACCTGAAGAATCTTGGTACAGAGGCAGGTATCCAGTCCTTATTGCGTAAGGCTAAGGCCATGGGGATCTTGGAGATTGATGATGAGGGGGCTGGTAATAAGGGGGAGCGGGAGAAGCTCTTGGAAGGCCCTTTCCGGATTCGTACAGGTAGGGAGACGACAAGGAAGATCGCGTCACCTTCAGACTTGCTGGAGCAGGTGTTGACGTACCAGAAAGCGTACAACCAAATGTACAAGACTCCAGGATCATCCGAGGGCTCAAGGAGGGTTACAACAGACAGAGCTTTGGCGGAAGAGGCCGCTGCGGATGTGCAGGCAATCCTGGATGCTATCCTTGGAATGCAGGGTCATGCAATGGAAGGAGGGGATGTCACGTCCAATTACCTGACACTCTTAGGAGACTTGAAGTCTAACTTCGCCCCTGGGCTTGCCACCCCTGGATACTACCGGTACTACTCTGCTTCACACCCGGACCCTGAACAGCAGGGGATGCGCACCGTTGTTGCAGATGAACGGATTGAGGATACCACTCAATCCGCTGGCCTAATTCTACTGGATCCTCCTGTAGAGGTTCTTGGTTTCAAGACCGTGGGTGGTGAAACCAAGATGGTCCCCATTGAGGTCCGGGCAGGTGTTCCGCTCATGCTCCCCAACTCTGGGGTGAAGGGCGCTGAGGCAGTGCCTGTTGGCACCCACAACATCGCTACCCTGTCCTTCTCACAATCCCATGTGAACAAGGAGATCCAGGTCCCCCAGCACACGGGCAACAGGAAGCCGTCCTTTGATGCACGCAAGCTTCAGGATATTCTGGATAGCTACATCCGTCGCAAGGCTGAAGATTATGATGGGTCTATCGCACTTCGTTGGCGGATCAATGGGGTGTACCAGACAATGTCTGACCGCATTGCCCTCTTGCCTTCTCAGTTGGCAATCACCAATTTGAAGAACACAACGGTCCCCACACTAGACCAGGCCTTCCTGAACGCAAAGGCTCCTAAGGGGGAGCGGACCGATTCTGGTGACTTCCGAGGCAAGAAGATTGACTTGGACAACACCCTGGGGGCGCAATACAGGAATGAGGCGGCGGGCTTGGGTCGAGTGTCACAATGGGTGGCCACGGTGTTAACCACACCTGCCATTGCATGCTTCCAGAACGCCTACAAGGAGCGAGAGGCGCAGGTAGGTGCGCTGGGACAACCCAAGAACAAGACGGCTGAGGGAGTCGTACAGAACTCAGAAGCGTATGCTCTTCTGGACCGTATTTGGACAGACCTGATTCTCACCATGGTGGGTGAAGATCAGGTGGTGTCCATCCAAGGGAACAAGAGCGGTTCGTTGGTTGTACAGGTGCCCTCCTATAGTAAGGTTGCCACATACACCCCTGTGTTCCCCGTATCCGACCAACGGGGCTATGAGGTGATTGGCTCTTACGCCTATGGGCGTGGGCTTTCCATTGAGCCGGGGGGGAACTTCCAGCAATTGCACAATGCAGATCTGTACGGTATGGCCTCGATTGATGCCGTGGATGCCTTTGTGAGCTCCTTACTGCATAAGACTTCTCCTAGTGCAGCCCTGGGTGTGTTGACTTCAGAGGATCCAGAAGGAGCCGCACAGATCGCAGCATCCACAGCCGAGTTCCTGTCCAATTCTTCGGATGAGCAGATTAGGAAGCTGGACGTGAATGATCCGGATCAGTTTGACATCGGGTTCCAAGCTTTCATGGCAAGTTCCAAGGACTTCACGCAGAAGATTTCTCCAACCAATGCCGCCTTCGGTTTGGCTAACTTGGGGTTGTTGAGTTCACGGGCGGTGTGCTCCTGCAAGGGGGCCGAGGCGGATGTGCTTCTGGAAGCCTATGGACAGGAGTCCTTTGTGTCCTTGGATCAGCCTGATTTGGTTTCCTCTTGGGTGGCTGACCAGATGCTTCAGAAGTCCAAGTCATGGAAGACAGCACAGGAGGCGTTCCGTGGCACAATCCAAGACAAGCGCAATCAAGGTATTGCCGAACAATATGCCAATATCAAGGACCAAGTGGGGAGTGACACCCGCTCCAGTCTGGATGCCTTGAGTCAGGCTGCACAGGATCTAAAGAAGAGGTAGCCCATGGCGAAGAGCGTTGATACCTTAGGCATGGATATCTCAGCAGGCACTGTCCGTAGCGACTTGGGCCCCATTCGGTCTAAGGAGCAGACGGCCAACGGTGGGGCACAGGCCTATGCCCTCCGTGTGGCTACAGTCACAACGATCGACTACAAGAACATGAAGGTCAGCCTTCGTGTCTCTACAGGAGAGACTTCCACCTATAGCTCGGTCCCCCTAACGTTTCCAGGAGCAGGCAACAGGCACTTCCTAGGTGCCATGCCTGAGCCAGGGGATTTGTGCTTGGTGGGTTGGGGTATGCAGGAGTCAGGGAAGACACAGCGCCCCTTCATTGTGGGGTGGATGGTTCCTGGCACAACCTTGGGTTATGACTGGCTCCCTACTCAGCCAGTCACCCCAGATGAATTTGGGTTCTCTCCGAAGATGAAGGGCCAGCTCCAAGGGGTTGGGGGGCGAGTACGCCACAAGCTCCGTCAGATGGACCCTGGAACCCTTCTGATGAGTTCGTCCCAGGGTGCAGACCTAGTGTTGAATGAATCCCTCATGCTAATGAACCGTAGGGGGAATGAGCTTCTGCTCAGGGACCAAGACCAAGCGCTAGTGGTCAGGACTCTCCAGCAGTTTCATGCAGGAGCAGGGTTCCGTTCCTACCTTGGGATGGTCCAGCGAGATGCTACGTTTCTTCCTACCCAAATGTTTGCGGATCAGACATTGTGGGAAGCAGCACAGCAGGTGGATGCAGAAGGTAAGCCCCTCTCCCGTTTGGCCTTGGAGTCCTCTCCCTACACCCAAGGGTTCCTGACACCCGCTTCGGTGTTTCAACGGGATGAGAATGGGGTTCCTTTATCCAACCTGTCATTCTCCTCTGAGGTGGATCCCTATGACTTCCTCCAACGAGGGCTCTTCATCTCTCCTGAAGGATATGCCCTCAATGCCCCCAGAAGCAATGCGGTATATGGGGGGAAGCCCATATACCGAGTTTCTACATCAGGCACCAACTCGGCTGTAGATTCCACTGCGCTTACCTTTGTGGAGAACCGCATTGAGGTGGCCCACACCTCGGATGGAACCCTTCCTGTTACAGAGCAGACAGATGGTTTTGATGCCGATCGTCTGCCAAACAGTTCCCCACAAGACCCAGATCCCATGGGTGGCTCTCCTAATGCCCCCTTCATTGAATCCGTGTTGGGCACCGTCATTGGCAATGACCCGTATAGCGAGTCTGGGCGGGCCGTATATGGTGTGCCTCTTAAGCCTGTGGTCTTTGCGGGAGAGGTTCGTAGTCCAGGGATGGTGTCTGGAATGGGGTCCGCTGTTTCTGAACATGCGGCCACCTTGTTCAAGATGCAGCCTCCTGTCACTCCAGGGCTTGCTCCCACCTTTTGGTCTGTGGCTAAAGATGGTCGGGTGTTCGCTTCTGTAGGAGGTCCTGGAGGAACATGGAGTGGTGAGGTCGCTTTCCAGAATGGGCTTCATCTAGGGTCTGGTGCCAACTCCATGGGGCAATCCCTCCTTGTAGATGCCGATGGGTCGATCTCCTTGCGAGCGAAGCAGGGAGGCTTAACGGAGAACGTAGGGATCTTGTTGTCCGCAGACAAAGCCGCTGTGCGGATCTTTGGTGGGGCTTCTACCACGGTGGGTGGTATTGCCTCACGTGAGGCCAAGGGTTCTGGCGAGGGGGAGGGGGCTCTCCCCGCCGTGTCCATTGAATCTGCCACTAACATGGAGATGCGTGCAGGCCAGTCCATGATGCTCTCCGCAGTTCGGGTGACGGTTGGGAATGCACAGCAGGTGTCCTTGAGTGCCAGCACCAGTTTGGATTTGCAGTCAGGGGACGGCATGAGCCTGTCTTCGAACACATACCAGCAGAATGTGTTGGGTAAGGCGGAGTATATCTATTCTGGCCCCACCAATAAGAACCCAACGAATGGAGCTTTAAGGGAAACCAAGTTCGTAGGCAACCCAAGTACAGGCTTCACAGGGGGCACGGCTGACAAGTATCTTCTCCAGTATGGGGACAGGGAAGAGACTTTGATGACAGGAGATCACAACTCCACCATTGCGGTAGGGAACCGGACCTACAATGTGGCCAGCGGAACATATGCTGTAAATTCAGGAGGGTCAAATATGAGGTTGACTCCCTCTAGTGCTAGTTTGCAAGGTGCAGGTTCTGTATTAGTGGCTGCTTCGGGGTCCAGCACCATCACCGCAGGGACAAGCATGGTGTTAAAGGCGGCATCTGTAGATCTGACCGCAGGGTCTGTGGCGTTTCGATCCCCTACAGGGCTTCATTCGGTTGGGCCTCAGATTCCCGGTGGGGTGCTGACAGATGGGTGTCTCGACCCTTTGACGGGTCGTCCCTTCTCTACATCGGGTACATTGGGTGTGCAAACCATTCGAGTGTACTGATGGCTCTCACCGCTCCTGGCATTGTTCGAGCAATACTTCAAGCAGGCCCTGAAATACAGGGGCCGCTGTGGCCCACTTTAGCTAGCGTTGTGGGGGTGGGTGTTTCTTCATGGGCCGTCACCCCAGGAAATATCCAAGTACGAGGGGTGGCAACAGGAGTGATGGGCGGGGGGCAGGTCTTGGGGTCTTTGGTGGTGGCCCCACAACCGGCTACGCTTCTATCTGCCGCTATTGGGCAGGGGTTTGAGGGTGTGTTCACCCCGTCTATGGTGCAGACGATTGGGGTGGGAGTCGCCAATGCCTTTACCTCGGATGCCCAATATCTGGGGGTTTCTTCTGGGGTGGGGGCAGGCACGGATGTCTCTAAAGTGGTGGCTACGAATCAGGCTACTTTGGCTATGGCTCTTCAGTTGGTAGCAACAGGGCAAGGCTTGTTGGGTGTGCATATCCCCCCATTGGTGTTAGCCCTCTCTACAGGCATTGCCTCTATGTTGCTCACAGGATCTGGTACAGGTGTTGTCACTGGATCCGCAGGACCTTTTCCTGCAGCAGGTACTAGTTCATCGCGGGTTTTTTAATGAGCATCCCAACGGGTTTCGTTCTTCGTCCTCCTCGACTGGCCACGAGCAATGCTCGCACGACAGGGGAGGTCACCAATGGGGTGGATAGGCATCACCAAACCCTCCCTTCAACCTCTGCCTACTACTCCACTGGTTTGGTGGAGGTGGCAGCAGATCAGTACCGTGCCTCGGTCTTGCAAGGGTCTGGTTCAGAAGAATATCTGATTTGGGCCGCTAACACCTCGTCCCTCGCCATGCTTGAGACACAGGAATGGACAGTCACGGCTTCGAATCCCTCTGGGAGTGTGCGCATTCCTGTAGGGGTTTTGGATGTGGGGGTGCATACGGATGGTACGGCTCGGTTGGTGGTGCAGGACACGGGTGGGCGTAGTCTTGCAGAGGTGCGCCTTCTTCAGATCGTTCGGGGGGATACCGGGGCCATCGTCCAAGCAGGTCCTGCTTCCGCAGAGGACTTTGACTCTCAGGATCCGGATGCTGGGTGGGTGGTGTTGAGTGCAGCCTCCTTGAGTAGTCTTGGGGGAGGTGTTTCTACGGAGCGCGGGGACACCATCACGCAGGTGGACTACATTCTTGCCTCTGCTCGGTTCTGGTGGACTCGGAATGACGCCCAGAACACCAGGTTTGGTTGGAACGGCAAGACCCAAAGGTGGGAGCCTTTCAAGGGCACGGTCCCTCAGACTTTAGGGGCTCTCTCTACAGGGGGGGGATACAATCTCTCCCCCAAGCCTACTCGATTTCAAGTAGGGGATTTCCTGCCTGGAGACTCCCTTGACCCCAACCAGTATGCAATCCTTCGTGTAGGCCTTCGCCCGGATAGCTCTTCCAACACTCCTAGTGTGTTGGTGGTCTCAGACAAGGTGGCAGCAGGGTCCTTGGATTGGGTTGGGTTGGGTAACCCGGATGCGGTCATGGGTGTGACCAGTGGGGCTCTAGTGTTCAACCCTGCCTACACCACCTATGTTGGTCTTTCTGTTTGGTACAATGCGGAGTCTTATCTATCCGGAAATTCCGGAGAGTTGGGCTTGCTTGCCACAGCCGAAACAGAACCTCTGTATCTTTCCCCTGTGCCAGGTCCTACGGATCTCCCTTTCATCCGGTTAGGTTCACGCAGGCCTTTGACCGCACTTGCTGTGGATTTGGATGGTGATCTCCCCAACGAGGCCCTAGTTCCTGAAGGGTTTGTGTACTGGTCCCGTTCTACAGGCAAGCTTGCTTTGTCCCAGGTGGACATCCTAAAGGCCCATACAGGACCCCCCAGCAGCCCCAACGCGTCTTTCGATGTGCAATACCTTGGCTGTAGGGTCTATTTCGACGGGGTGTCTTTGACAACCCGAGCGTTGGCAACCCCTAGCCCGGTGCAGCTCACGGATGTGTCAGGCGTTCCTTCCGTTGTGGGGTCCACAGGCAAGCTCTACATTCCAGATGCCACCTATGGGTTCTCAGGAGTGCGTCTGGTTCCGGATGGTACTGGGGTTGTTCCTAACACCTCTGTACAGCCCAACACCCGCCCCAATGGTTCTGGGTTGGTTCGTGCGGTGACCGGGGTTGGAGACACCCTCCTGTTCACGGACGCCTATCTGTTTGATGAGACAGAGGTTGTAGAGTTCAACTCGGATTTGAAGGCTCTCCCCTTTACCATGCGGAAGACTTTGGTTCAGGTGGCGAAGGAGCGTGTGGTAGGTGAGGCAGGCTCGGCTGTTCAATTCAAGCGGTCTGGATTGGTAGGCAAGAAAGTTTACTTCCTACAGGCAGAGGTGCAACCTGCAGTCTATGTGCCAGACGCACACCTCTATTCTCGCTATGGCGGTCCCTACACCTTCGTGGGTGGTGAGACACTGTACTTTGCTGTGGATGGGGTTCTTCATTCTTGGGTGGCCCCCACAGGCACGATGAGTGCAGTGCAGGTCGCACAGTCCTTGTTGACGGCCAGTTCCCCTAGCCTATCTGTAGGGGAGGCCTTTGCTTTAAGGGATCGTGTGGTCCTAGCTTCGACCACAGGTGGTTCTGTAGAGATCGGCTTTGGACCTACCCTGGCAGTGGCCGATCGAGACTTCTCAGGGGCGTCTATTCTTGGGTTCCTTCCAGGATGGGTGGCGGATTCTTTTGGGTCTTTCCAAGCGGACAACGGCACCTCTCTGGGGGTATTCCGAAGCCCGTTGAACCGAGACAGGTCGAACACCACCCCGGACTTCAGTTCACGGGGATCGTTTGACGGGGATCTGCTCTCGGCTTCCTTGATTGCAAGTCCTTACTTCACGCTGAACAACCCCCCTCTTCAGGATGTGGCGGGATACGACCACAACGTGTTCTTCCAAGTTGTGGATGGTCTTGACGTGCGCTCGATGCATAACTTTGTGGATGTGCATTACGAGTTTGAGCAGGGTAGGATCTCTTTCCTTGCGGAAGGGGTGGCGGACAATGTTCGTGTGGAGGCACCCACCCAAACATTACTCCTTGGGCACACAGGCGTGCTAGGGGACAGCTTGCACCCTTCAGTGGGTCAGGACTATGGTTTGTCCTTGGCGTCCTCAGGGGGGGCCTACACGCAACAGGAAGTCTATGTGGACTACCTGCTTCCTGGGGGTGGGTCTACAGGGCAAGCTGTCCCTGTCACAGTGGTGGGAGGCATTGTCTGTTCAGGCTCGAGTGGAAGTGGCAGCAGCACAACCTTCCTTGACATCCATGCCACGTTCCTGGCGGATGGTGTGGCCGCAGGGCACCTCGTTCAGGTTTTATCAGGTGGGGTGTACGAGGTTGTGTCAGTGGAGTCAGAGACTTCAATCACTGTACATGCCCCCTTCCCTACAGCAGCTAGCAACCTCACCTGGCAAATTCGTCAAGGGTACACAGAGGATGTGTATGATGACGCCGTGGTCGCCGATGTTCAGTACACCCAATTCAACTACCTCAACGAAGAGCCCTTCAAGATTCGGTTGTTGAGTCTTCTAGGGTTGGTGGGGAGCACGCTACAGGCGTCGGTTGCAGATTCCTACAGCAAGGGTCGTGTGGTTGGTCTTCGTTTTGGCCAAACCCATGACTCCCCTGAAGCCACCCTTACCCCTCTTCAAGTGGTTGGGCTCGGGGAAGCAGTGAGTGGTGCTCTTCAGGTGCCCAGTGTCCTAGATGCCCATTTCACCGAAAGCAAGTTTTCCATTAAGGTGGGGGACCGCACCTACACCCATGACTACCCCGCTACAGGGGATGGGCTACTGGTAGGTGTGGCATTCCTGCCCCCCTTTGTGGCTGGAGATGTGGTGGAGTATGACACCGCCACAGGCACGCTCCTGTTTGGCGATGCTCTGCTTGCAGATCTTGGAGGCTCTGACGCCATCTATCACGAAGAGTTCCTTTCGACGTTGGTGGCGGGGCAGGCTGAGTACAACCCTGCCACAGGGGCCATCAACCTGTCCGCATTGGACTTGGTGAGCTACACTGGGGAGCCATGCTACTTTGTGGAGCAGATGTTGACCGAAGGACAAGAGGACGTGGTCGTTGCCCCCTTGTCAGGATCCTTCTTCTTTCAGCAGCCCTTGAGGGCAGGGCAGATCGTGGAGGCGTCCTACTATCCAGCAGACAACCTTGGCAACCTGTCCGGAGGTCTTGTCACAGAGTTCTTGCCCACCCATATCCGACAAGAGCAAGCGACTCGTGTAACAGATCTGGAGTACACGATCAACCCTACAGGGAGAACAATCGCACCCATTGGTGAGTATGTCTGGGTGGACGCTTTCCTTCAGAACTTTGGGAATGCAACGGATGTGGTCCTGTTTGGGGGCACTCTTACCTTTGCCAACAGTATCACTAGCACCGCTGTTGTGGCAGTGAGCTATGGGGTGTTCGAGGCCTTTGGTGGGGAGCAGGCATACAACACTTCTGTGTCTCCTGTGTACCGCCCACCTTTCTTTCTAGACGCCCAGCAGACAGCCTTCACCTTGGCGGGGGATAGAACGTTAGAGATGGAGGCAGGCAAGCTGCTTCGTCTTGGGGCACAGCCATTCTACATCAAGAGTTCTCTCTTTGATGGCACCAACACGACGGTTAATATCTGGCCACCTTCAGCCTTGGAGGCGGGATCAAGATCTCCAGGCAATGACGTGCTCACATTGCTCTCTTCCCGTCCGGTAGCGTTGTCTGTAGATGGGGTTAGCACGGCTGGGAGGACTGGGTTCCTACTCCCTTTGGTGGGGTTGGATTACGAGCCAGTAGGTCCGGGTCGGAATCAGATCACGTTCTATGGGGATGTGACTCGGTACATGGCGTCAGGACACCTGTTGGAGGTGGGGGGGTTCCCATTCCTTGTGGCCTCTTCCCGTCTAGCTAGTGATGGCAGAACCACACAAGTCAACCTGACTTCTCCCACCCCACAAGCGTTTGATGGTGCTGTGGTGCGAGCTTCGGCCAGGCCAATCTACCCGCCAAGTCCACAAGCCTTTGAGGGCATCTATGCTTTCCTTCCAGAGGAAGGGGTTGATTTGGTAGTGGTCCCCTCCAATGCACCAGGTAGAACCTTGGTGGCAGGGGTGGATTACACAGCGCAGCCTACGGATGGTCGAGTAGACCTTAATAGACCCTTGGGTGTGGGGGAGCGCTTGCTCTTCTCCTATACCCTCCTGAGGACTTTGGCACCCTTTGTGTCCAATGGGGCGGTTGTGTACCCAAGGTACAAAGCAAAGTACTCCTATGTCTCGGCTCCTTCGGTAGCTAATGGTCTTCTGGGGACCACGCTTCAGGCGAAGTACACATTCAGTAGCCCAGACTCGTTCTTCTACCGCACTGTCCCTCTCCAGACCTACATGGGTGAGGTAGCACAACAGGCGGTTCGAAAGGTGCAGGCACAGATGCCTATGGGTGGACCTTTGGTTGTGTCTGGACCTGCAGTCAACAATTACGACATGGGCGTGGTTGGATTGCTAGGCCAACAGGCAGACCTAGAGGGTCAAGATCGGGCCGCGCGTGCCTTCATCCAGATGTACAATGACACCATCGTCTCTTTTGAGCAGTCCATGGAGACCATGCAGGGTGGGATCGTTGGAGACTACGACGGCAAATTCCGATTCTTTGTGGGCCGTGATAAGCCCTATACTCCGCCGGGATATGAGGACTCCATCACAGGTCGGATGAATTCCCGTGCGGTTTGGGTTGAGGTCTTCCTAGCTGCCAGTGGGTCAATCCGCCCAACACCTTTGGATGTGCTTGTCAATCCTGAGACAGCATCCTTGAGTGTTCAAGGGGAGGTTGTGGGTTCTGTGATGGATCCCTACACCCTAGACTTCTACATGCAGAAGCAGAAGAGCTTCTTGCGGAACGATATGGATGATGTGGTGCTGACCGGGTCACAGCGCCCCCTCTTCCAATGGGGCAACACGAAGATGTTGGGGGAGTATGCTCCCATGTGGACAGCACACAAGTTGTCCCGTCTGTACCCCGAATCTACACAGGCCTTTACCACCACGTTGCCCGGTATGGGAGACACTGGTGTTTATGCCTTCCTCAAGATGATCAACGCACCTGCATTGTCTAACGGAGGTGCGTTGGTTCTAGGCAGCACCTTCGGTCGTATGATTGGGGCCGTGGCCAACCCTGCCATGGGGCATATCACGAATATCTCGGATATCCAGACGCGGAGCAGAATGTCCCGCGCTAGGGTTTGGGCCTACTCCCCAACAGGGTTCCCTGAGGTGGATGCAATCTTCTCAGGGGATCCAACGTACACCCCTACAGCAGGGGTTGCTACCGTCTTGGCCACCGTGGGCCCCTTGAAGGACTTCCCCGTAGATGCCAGCACGGGCCTCCCGGACTTCACTCGATTTCTGTCTGAGGGCGGGGATCTCTTGGATCTGGTGACTGGAGACACCGTGCTGTCCAACCCCTCCTTTGTGGGGACGGATTTTCAGATTCAGTTTGGGCGTCCTACAGGGGAGTCTGTTTCTGTTGGCAATGCGCAGCAGATCCTTCGCAAGCTCTTTCAAGGGATCAACACCACCCCCACCTATGGCGGCGTTTTTGTTGGGGCGGTGCAGAAGGGTTGCATCCTCACCCTTGCCGATGACAAGGGCAACGCCCTCTCTGGGGCAGATGTTCTTGCCATTGGTGTGGATGTGCTGGATGGGTCCCCTATTGCTGTTGGTGAGGGGGACACAATCTATGTGATTGCTCCACAATCCAAGGATGCCTCCAACATGTCTAACCCTCCTACAGTGGAGGAGATGGTACAATTCGCTGAGGCTCGTCCAACTCTTGACGTGGGTGTGCGTCGACAGCGTGGGGAGTGGTTTGATCTTTCCCTCCCCTCTCTCCAAGACCCTTCGTTCCCCATCAAGGAGTTGACCAACCAGAAAACTCCTGGTCCGCTTTCCACGATTGAAGCGGACGTAGCCTTCACCAACGTGTCAAGGAATCCTTTTGAGTTCCCTGCTCTCCGGGGAGAGTACACTAATGATGCAGGGGATTATGGTATCCCATACCTAGCCTCTGGCAACACCGAACTGGATCGCTTGGGGCAGGTCACACAGGCTTTTGAAGAAATCAAGGGCACGGATGCTTTAGGTGGGGCACAGGCGGTATACCCTGATGAAATCCTGATGCAGGATGGTCAGGTCAACACGGGTTCTGGAGATCCTGCTACGTTGTACACCGCCCAAGATCTCCTGCCTGTCACCACTGCAGGGTCTTATGTGGCCCATTCGGGTGTGGGAGATATCCGACCCTTTGATGTGGTTCTTGTGGAGGTCCCCAATGGTGGGATGCCCGTGGGGTCTACAGGCATCCTGTCCGTGGGGGCCGTTGGCCACACCACCCTTGAGGTGCCCCGATTCATCTCTGCTAGTAGGGATGGGGATGTCATCAAGTACACCTTGCACAATGCCATGGCTCATGTGTCTTCTGGCGCTACGGGTGTGTTGGTGGGCTATACCGCTGGGGTCACCACTTTTGACATCTCCTCCATTACTGGCGCTCCCATTTTCAATGATGGGTCCGGGGCCTTTAATCCTACAGGAGGTTTGAACAACCTGTGGGCTGCAAACAATGCCCTAGTGCTTAGGCTGTACGAGAATTCCTCTAGTGGTACACCTGGGGTCTTGGTTGAAGAGATCGTCTTAACGGGATCGGTGGTGCATGGTGAGTCTGGGGCGAATATTACCGTGCTATCCATCTCGGCAGATGCGAAAACCATCCGAGTGTCTACGGCTGCTCCTTTCGTTTCGCACACTGGGGTGCAGTACGACTTCACCTTGACAGTGGACACCTGGGTGGGGGCTACTACGGATGCCCTAATTACATCTTTGGGGGGCACTTCTCCCGGAGTGGGCGGGGGGAGCGGTTCAACAACGGGGTGGGTATCAAGTGATCGCCTGACATTTCAAGAGCGGTTTGACCTGCGCTCTGCACCTGTTCGTGGTGCGGTGAATGCGGGAAGCACAGTCATTGAGGCAGGGTTAGAGGTTTGGCGTGTCACGGCTTCTGGGTTGCTTTGCAGTGTGAACCAGCCCCATGAAGTGAACGCTGACAGCCTCTTTACAGGGGCTCCCTTGACATTGCTGGAACGTACTGGCCCATCCCCCGATGGCTCCATCCCTTCAGGCACACCCTACACGGGCACCTATGACACCACGGGCGTATTAGTACCCGGCGATGGTGGAGAGTTGGGAACATTCAAGGTGATGGCATGGGAGGGTGTTCCTGCTCTTCCCGATGCGATTCTCCCGTCCACAACAGGTATTCATGTTGCGGCTCTGCCCAGTTCAGATTCTTTTGAAGGAGGCGTAATCTGCCAAGGGACAGCGGTAGTACAGGACAGCCTAGCTTGCATGGGTGTGGTGTCTCTTGGAGCAGGGGCTGTGTCCAACGTTGCGGCTGGGGATGTGCTAGTTGTGAGTTCCTCCAGTGTGGGGGATGCAGCGGTCTCTACTGGCACCTACTTGATCCGGCACACTGTGGAAGATACTTCCGGAAGTGGCTATTTCCCCGTAGCTTTGGAAGGGCAGGCAGGCCCAAGTGGCCAGTGGTTCAATGCTGTTTTCCCGACAGTGCAGGCCTTTGCACTAGGGTCGCTGCAGGTAGCCATTTCAGATTTGGGGGTGGGCCCTTCGGGCAGCCTGTGGGACTTGGCTTCAGGGATGAATCGACTTCATGTGCTTCCTGATGCGGGGGATCCTACCTCCATTGTATCCATGCAGATTTCTTCTGTGGACACCTTGACAAACACCTTCACCCTCACAACAGGCACTGCCCTCCAGGCAGATGGCACAACATCCCTGACGGATGCAGCCTTCTTTGCCTTGCTACAGGAGGGGCAGTTGGTGTCCGGGTTCCGCTATGTCCCGATTGGTCCTATGGGTCAAGGGTTGCCTTCAAACAGTGTGGTTGGTTTCGGGCATGGTGCCTCAACAACCTTCGGGTTCGAGGACATCCTCCTGTGTAACCCTGTGCAGACAGGCAATGCTACGATCTACAAAGCCCACTTCTCCTATGGTGGTCCAAGTGCAATTCTTGTCGGCCCTGTTGTGGATGGGTCCGAGACATTGGGGATCCTTGAATCTCCTGTAGGAGACAACCGAGGTTTCTTGGCTGAAGGCACCACGGTCTACTCTGGTGTTCCCGGTTGGATTGACCTAGGTGGCATTCCTGTAACCGGAGGTACGCTTGTGGATTGGGAGGCAATCCACGGTGGTGCTGCAATCCATGGCATTGTCTTGGGCGGTGTCCGTTGCCTCCTCCCAGCAGACCGGATGGTGTGCTCCAATGCTGTTAATGCACAGGGCAATGCTACAGGCAACCAAGCGTTCCTTGCTGATTCTGGTCTGTGGATTGAGCCAAGTTGGGCACGGCCTACACGCCCCATCAATGACTTCAATGCCCATGTGGTGGATGCTTCCCGAAGTGTCAACTATGCCTATCAGGTGGGGATGCGTAACCCTGGGGATTATCTCTTGCCGGGGTCAGAGGTGGTGTCCTTCACTGTGCGTAGGATCAGGCGGTTCCACCAACCGCTACAGAAAGCGGCGGATAACCTGACCCCTCTGCGCTTTGCGTATGAGATTCGTGTGGGAGTGGTCTCCTCCTATGTGGACTCTGGCTTCCTAGGGAAGAGGTTAGACGCAGATGTGTCCGTGTTTGGGTTCGCCACTCAACTGGGTGACTTCAATGATCCTAACGTGAACATTCATGCGGGAGACCAAGTCCGTCTATTAGGCGTGGGTGGCTCGGTGTTGGATATCGCAGAGGTGGCGAGTGTGGGCACCTCCTATCTCATGTTGGTGGAGCCGGGATTCACACAGAGTGTGCCTGTACCAGGACAGAGCTTCTCGGTATTCCTCCGTCAAGCGCCTGTACCACATGAACAGACCAATGAGGAGTTGCTGGGACAGGTGGTCAACCAGGTGGTCCACGCTTCGATTGCCGACCCTGTGTTGGGTAAAGGTGGTCGAGTAGATGTGTGGAATGCGCTGAAGGACCCCTCGGTGGTGGACTTCACTGCTTTGGGGATCTCCCAAGGGGATTTGGTCTTGGTAGATCCTGCTGGCCAGTTGTCAGGCCCTACAGGGACAGCAAGCCCTGTAGAGTATGGTGTGCGGCCCTTTGGAGATCAGTCTGTGGCAGGCCGTCCTTCCCATGTGGAGGGCCAGCCCTCCCCTCTTGATGACAATCGCGGGTATTACCGGGTGGTGTCTGTCGAGGTGGACCACTTGGTGGTGACAGGAGCCTCCACGTTTACAGGCCCATTGGATTCGGATGTAGTCTTTGGAACTAGTGGTTTGGAGTACAGCGTGTACCCGCCTGTCACAGGCTCGAGCAACGCGAACCCTTCCTCTTTGTCAGGGACTTCGGAGGGGCAGCAAGATTTACGTCCTACTCGTCCAGCAGGGGTGGATTCGGTGGATCCCAACTCCTACAAGGGAAACCAGTATAGCATTGAGCCCTTTAGCTACCGGGTGTTTAAGACCTCCCCTGTGTTCTCAGAAGGGGCAGTGGATTTGGTGCTGAGCATGCGTGAGAGGATGCTCTCATGGATGGAGGAGATTGGCTTAGCTACTATGGGGCTCAAGGCGGGGGCTTATTTTACTTTCCAGCGGGATCTTCATATTGAAGCCCTTGGGGATCCAGGGGATCCAGAGTCTGGTTTGGGCGTGGTATCTAATGCCATGATCAACCAAAGTGCGGGCTTGGTGGGCGCAGCTCCTTTCGAGAGTGCCTCGGATTGCTTGTCTGTGTTGGACCGCAGGTTTTGGGTTCTGGATTGTCGTTTGGATGTGGAAACCCCTGTAGGTGGGGCAATCCCCTATGCTACCTTGACCCTGGGCGAAGGGCGTCCTGTACTTCCGGATAGGATTCAGGACGTGTTGGACAATGAGGATCGGTTTAGGCAGTTGCGCTATGCGTGGGTGCGGTATCGTGGGGACCGGGTGGAAGGGACCTTGCCTTCCTTGGAGAGGTTTGTTCAGGACATGCCTCAACGGAGACAGGCTCAGGAAGATCTCTTGAGGATGCAAGAAGGTTTGGGCTTGTTGTGACAAGCCTATTGCCTCCACTTTGTAAAGGACTCTCACAATGACCTTGGAAGAAATGCGGGCAAGGCTCGAGGAATTAGGCATTCCACACGATCAGTGGCAGGTATCCCCTGGTGGGGTTCTGAGTTCAGAGGACTTGGAGTCCTACAAGACTATGCTCAATCAGGTTCGAGATCTGCTCCAGGTTCAGATTGGTCAGAGCAAGGCCCAACAAGAGGAAGCCACTGTGGCTCTACAGCGCATTAAGCATGGTGGTGCCTGATGGGCATCACTGGCGAAGGCAATTGGGGCATCGTCCAACCAGGTGTTCCGGCACCATACACGGGAACAGCTTCGGATATCCAAGGCCTGCTTCAGGCAACCTTGGCGGTGTTGGACGTTCTCCTTGCAACCCTTCAGGTGGTGAAGGCTTTCTCTACAGGCACCCTCAACCCAATGAATGCTCTTGTTGAGGCATTGGTTGCAGAGCTGGAAGGAAAGCTGGACAACCTTCGGCAGTTGGGGGTGTATGTTGCTGGGGACACCGCATTAGAAGGTCCAAGTTTCAGTGCTCTTCTGGGTGGGTACACCGCGTATGAGCGACGGATGGTTGGTCGTCTAACGGATAGAGAGGATCCTACTAGACCTAACTTCACCAACCAGTCTGCAACCCTTGCCGTGTTCTTGTATGCTTCTGCAGACACTTCAGGAATTGGCACCCTCACCAACACCCTCCAGCGTCTTCTTGCATTCTTTGGTCAAGATGTTCCTGTTCGTACCTACACCGTGCCTACTGGGTTACAAGCCAACTATGGGGTTACTGCCACACGTTTTGGGTCGTTGACTGAGGCGACTCGTGCAGGGGATGTTCCCCGCTATGCTAGCGTGAAGTGGAGGATGGCTCCTCCTGCTAGGGACACCAAGGTGCGTTGGCCAGATCTTGGGCCTAAGGGTTTTCTGGTTGAAGTCTCCACCGTCCAAGACGGGCTTGTCCTTGCCTATGACACTTACACGCAGGGTGCAGGTGCAGGGGCTAATGCAGAGGTGCGTGTTCGAGGGCTGATGCGTGACCCGAAGACAGGGACACCTTTTCGCCTGTATGGGGGCGTGGGGTTAGTTGATGCTGGGGACTTGACAAACAGCACCTTCAAAGCAGTGGCGGATGGGACAGACCGTGAGACACGTCTGTATGCCTATCGGAGTTCAGCGGACAACACTCCAATCCCTTTGGGTTCCCTACAGGTGGGGGATAAACATCTCCTACAACGGACCTTCTTTGTGGAGGCTGGCTTTCTGAAGACTACCAGCCCAGGCCAAGGTTTTGCTGCAATTTTCTCAGGTGAGGATATGCCTTGGGATGCCCATTTCACGGTGGGTTCGGATGGAGTGGTGACAGGAACTCCTGTTGGGTCTTGTCCTGCTTCAACTGTATACGTTCGGGTGTCCGCAGTAACGGAGGCCATTGCTGATGTGGTGGTGACCACGAATGGTGTGGGGGTCACAGGCCCTCTGGCACAGAGCCTTTACTTGTGGACAACGTCTTCTACGGACGTGGTGGGTCAAGCCCAGACAAACGGCAATGTGGTCTTTGGGACAGGGGTGTTTAATGCCGATGCAAAGACTGAGGCATCCGCTCCCCTGACACTAACATTCCCCGATAATAGTCCATCCCTATTTCTTGACACATTGACCTCCGCCTTGGTGGTGCTTGTGTTAGGACGTGCGGATCTTCCCGTGGCGGATTCCGGGTCCAGTTTTGCTCCAGGTAAGGCTTTGTCCTCAACAGGGTTGGAGGAGATCAGCCGACACTTGCTGAGTTCTCTAGGGCTGTCCAAGAATTACTTCCGTCGTAAGGGGGTTTCTCCTGAGGATTTTCGGGCCGATGTATTGTGGCGTTGCCGGAAACTTGCAGGGGAGATCTACGCTCGTGTGAGTCCTTTAGGAACCCTTGAGACGACCTTGGTGGATGTGGGGGCTGTGCTTAGGGACTTCACATGGAAGAGTGCAGATTCAAGACTGCCTGCACTGACAATATTAGATTCCCTGCAGGACTCCAACATCAATTCGGGTTTGGCAGTCAACCCCTTCTCTCTAGGCTTGGGTCATGAGAAGAATGAGGCAATCTACAGGGGTTCGTTGTCTATCTTGATTGTAAGAGGCCCTGGCTTCATGGAGAAGACACCATCCGCTCAGGGGTGGTGGATGGTGGATCAAGGATCTGAAGACTGGTCCCCTGTGATGTATTCTGGCACCATTGCCGGATCTTCCATTTCGTTTTGTAGGAATCTGATCCCAGTGGCAGTCTACCAAGCTGCAGCTTCTGTGTTGAACGTGGCTTCGGCACCCATGACAGTGTCAGAGGGTAATGGGGGGTGGAAGGCCATGCGCCTATTCCCCCAAGGGGTTCCACCTGTAGAGAAGGCATTAGGTGCAGCGCTCCAGTGGGCCAAGTCTTTATCCGCAGGTCTCAAGGGGCAAACAGAGGTCTTGTCCGCCTACATTGATTTCCTTCAGGCTAGAATCCTTGAGATGCAAGCCTTGGTAGTACGAATCAATGCCCTTTTGGACACTATGGTTGCAGTCCCCCTACCCGCTGTGGCTGGTTTGGTGGTGACAGGGAATGGAACGGAGGGCATCCTCTCTGCCTTGGTGGCCGCAGGTAATAAGCCGAGCGATGGGGTGCTGAATCCCATCGGTCCCTATGGCGTCTATGGTGGTGGGGTGGTGATTCTAGCAGGAGGACTCCCTAGGTCTATTCTTGAGATCCTTGCTTTGTTCTTTCCGAGGTCTACATGAGTTTTTCTTGGCTAGGCACCTTTAGGCAGGGCCAATGGCAGTCCTTCCGAAAGTTCATCCTTGAAGAGCGTCGGGATGTTTCGGAAAGAATTGCTGTCATTGAGGCGGAGCTGTCAAGGATCGGAAGTGTGGAAATGCATTACGCTTCAACCACCGATGCAGAGGGGGTTGTTAGCGTTACAGAGGAGCGTCTGGGCTTCTCTGTGACACCAGGATCTTCTCTAGGCAAGCTTGTACAGGCCTATGTAGCAATGGGGGGTTCGCCTTTGGATATCTCCCTGTTCCTTAGTCCTGATACTGTGGTTGTGGTGGATACGGATGTCACGACACAAATGCAGCCTCATGGTGGTGTAGTATCCCCGGAGTCTGGGTCCTATGCTCCAGGCCAGACCTACACTGGCGGGTACCTGTCCATCAAGAAGTACCTACCTCGTAGAGTAGGAGGGCGCAAGGATCTTGAAGACAGCCAAATGGCCTCTCGTGTGGATGCGGGTCGCAAGTGGGTGCGAAAAGAGATCCGGCACAAGCTGGAGGACATTGAGGGGCGGATTATCAAACTCATGGATTTGAGAGAACAGTTGCATGAGGAGTTGGATGATATTACGCTAGCCGCTGCAGGCATTGATATGTCCATGCCCTCTCTGGATGGGGATCGCTTTGACTCAGAGCTTTCGGTGGCACAGGTGGTGGCGGCTGTGGATTCCATTTTCTATGTGGTAGATGTGAATGGAAAGCCAGATTTCACACAAGTCAATGAAGATCGTTTGGCTGTATACCCCCACCTTTTGGATGATGACCCAGAAGAGGCCAATACCAACCTCTAGCGGTGCCCTTCCTATAGCTCCCAACACTTAGGAGGCCCCCACCTTGAGCTTCGACTACCAACTAGGGCACTCGTGTCCCCACTTACTGATCGAAGAGCCTGTGTCCTTGGGCTCGGATCGTAGGTCGATGGTGCCTATTGCTCCCATTGGTAACTCGAACCTTCTTAGGGTGTTGGTGAACAACGAATTATATGTGCCACCTTCAGGCCTCTACTCACAGGCTTCATTGAAGGGAACTATGGCCGGACCTTTCACAATTGAAGGGTGTCTTGTTGTGGGGGGCGCTTCGGTAGACAACAATGTGTTGACTGTTACAAGCAGTACTGAGACACAGACCTTCCGTCTTCCTACAGGTGTTCGTGTACCAATTGATACCCTTCTCCGTATGTTCCGCCAGACGTTCAAGGATATCATTGTAGACAATGATAAAGGACACCTTGTGTTCTTGGATGTGGCCAAAATCGGTCCTGAGTCCTTTATTCGGGTGGGTGGTCGAGCAGCCACATCCCTAGGTTTCGGTGGACAGCAACAGGCCCGTGGCAAGGAGATCTACCCAGGTTGGCAGTTGATCCAACGAACGGACACGCTACCTATGGTGGGTCGGAATGGGCAGGTGACTAGCCACGCTCGTTATCCTCAGTTCTTGAAGCCGTTGAAGACCTCCCCTATGGTGAAGTTGACCTATGTAGCACCTCCAGAAAGGTGTCCAAGGTGCCGAGGTACCTTCATCGAAAATGACTGGCGGTTCAACCCTCAAGGGGACCTTATCACTATTGTAAATGAGGACCTCCTATATCAGGCTGCGCTCAAGATTCTTCTGACAAAGAAGGGGTCGAATCCTTTTTATCCGCAGTATGGCTCCAAGCTCATGGAGCGTATTGGGGCTAAGGCAGTGGGGGCTACGGCTACTTTGGTGCGAGAGGATGTGATGGTAGCCTTGCAGGCTATGCAATCCCTTCAGACCCAACAAGCGAAGCATCAATCCGTTGCTCTGCAGGAGCGCTTGGCCCGTATTCTGTCCGTGGAGGTCTACCCCCACCAAAGTGACCCAACGGCTTTCTTGGTAGACGTGGTGGTGTCGAATATGACAGGCATTCCTGTGAAGCTTTCGGTGGTCTTCTCCGTGCCTGGAGCTGTGGCTCTGGCAGGCACAAACAACCTATCTCTCGGCTTAGCTCCAGCCGGGTACTGATGTGAAACTATGGCTACTTTGACTCCCCTTATTTATGGGCCAGACGGCCAACTCAGAGAAGCCGTTGTCTTCTCTACTACCCAAGGCTCAAGGTTCCTTTCGGGGACGATGGATGCGGATACGGTGGATATGGAGGTGTCTGTTAGGGGGGGTGCCTTCTCGAACAATGCCGATCTGATCCTGTTTGAGGGGACTCAGTGGTACCTCCCCAACCCAGCAGTGTACCCGGATGGTTTGGATCTGACTCCTGGCTTGAATGCGGTCCAAGTCCGATCGATCCTATCCTCTGGTGCTGAGACTTCGGTTGCACAAGCAACAATTAACTTGGTTCAGGATTCTGGCCAAGGGGTTCTCACACAGACTCCCACAGGGGTGTCTGTGGATAAGTTGGATGCGAGTGTTCGCATCCACATCACAGGATTCAGTAACACCACGGGCTTTCAAGGCTACAACATCTATGCTTCGGTGTACCCTGGTGGTGGCACCACAGGGTACCAGCGAATTAACCTAGACACGATCAGCAGTGGTTCCTATTCAGAGGTTGTCTCTTCTGTATACACTACCTCGGTGGATTCAGATGTGCCCCTTGATGGGAATGGCCTCCCTACCGTGGACCCTATGTACTACCAGTTGGTGGGTCAGCAGGTGGATAGCAATGGGGCTCTTGTACAGCAGGACTTTGATGGCACGGTTGTTCTAGCGGAGACAGTACGCACCATTCGCACCACATACACTGTAGAGGACGTGCAGTCGATTCAGACGTACTCCTTTGAGCATAGTCGTTCAGCAGGTCCTACAAGCAGCCCTGCGACAATCTACGGCAGTGCTTTTGCGTCCTTGGCCACTACTGACCCTTTGTACTATGTGGTCACGGCCGTATTCTTGGATTCTACCACAAATACTGAGTTTGAATCTGCGTTCTCCCAAGAGGTTGTGGGGCATCCTCTCCGTGTGACGGCTACCATTGGCACGTTCCCCAGAGTGGCTAGAAAGGCCATTGTGGAAGACTATATTGCTTCGGTGTATCGGTCGAATCCACAGGTGCGAGTGGATCCAGGGTCGTCCCTCCGTGAGCAGGTCATTGATCCTTTCTCTATGGAGGCGGAGCGTGTGCGCTTCCTGTTGGACTTCCTTCACCGAGCGGGATCCCCTGCGCTTCTTTTGGCAGTAGATGATCCGGAGGGTACTGGGGTGTCCGCACCCGTGTCCACAACGGCATATAAGCAGGCCTTGAAGAAGGCGTTCCTTCTGAACAGTAACGCGGAAGTGCAGGCTCTTATTGACTCCTGCTTTGATTCCTATGCCTCGAACTTTGGGGTGTACCGAGACCCTAGCCGTTCAGCACAAGGGGAGGTGGTCTTTTACACCACCACGCGTCCCACACGGACTCTTCAAATCCCCTTGGGTACCTTGGTGGGGGCCTTCCGAACGACAAGGGCTGCTTCCATCCCCTTGAACCAACTTGCTTCGTACTACGACCCTACAACAGGGTGGTACCGAGTAACCGTGCCCGTCAAGGCCGTTACTGCAGGTTCGGCAGGTAATGTGGGTGTCGGTCAGATCCGAACCATCCAACCCGCCATTCCAGGACTATCTGTAACCAATTTTTCGAAGATGTCTTGGGGCAAGGATCAGGACACGAACCTTCAGCTCATGGAGAGGGCCAAGAACCGTTTGTCATCTGTGGACACAGGGACGGTTCAAGGGTTGCTCCAAGTAGCGGCCAACGTTCCCGGTGTGGTTAAAGCCAATGTGGTGGGTGCGGGCAACCCTCTGATGCAGAGGGACCTGGATGCTACGGGTGTACATCGTGGGGGCAAGGTAGATGTTTGGGTGCAGGGGTCGAACACCACCACGGTTACCGATACCTTTGCCTTTAGTTTCCAGTTGGCTCAAGACATCCAGTTTGTCCTTATTGGTGACCCTGCAGATCTCCAATTTATGGCTCTTGATCACGAACTCTCAGAAAGCAACCCCATTGTGGAGATTTTGGACTACCCTGATTCAGGGTACCTTTTGAAGAATGCCTCCACTGGTGAAGTGTTTGATACTACGGGTGTGGTGTTGCTCTCCTACAACACCATCCAGCTGGATACAACGCTGGCCCAACCCGCCGTGGATTTGACAGATGTTGTGTTGGGGTCTTATCGCCGGAGATTGGGGTCTACTTTTGTGCTGCCTCGCCAGCCAGTGGCAACCATCACATCGGTTGTGGGGGTTGTGTCAGGTACTCTGCCGACAACCGCCTTTGCACTATACCACCCAGACGCACCCTTGGATAAGGGTCGTTCAACTCTTGCACAGGACTATCTACAGATCTCTTCGTACACTGACAGTACGGGTGCTACGGTACCGTCAGGGGCTATGGTCTCTGTGGTGAGTGAGTCCCATGTGTTGGTGGGAGAGTACCCTGAGTACTTGAATAGCTTGGGGGCAAGCTTCCTTACCATGCGGGTATTCAATGCAGATAGGACCGTGGAGTACAGGGGACCTAATGATCCTTCAGGGGTGTCTGACTTCACAATCACCCAAGGGACTCAGACTACCGCTGTGTCAATCCAGCGCACGCTCACTGGGGTAATTGCTTCTGGTGACACTGTGCTGATTGACTATGCCCACGATGAAAACTTCACGGTGACATACACCACCAACCTAGTGGTGTCCAACGTGCAGAATGCTCTTGAGGCGGTTCGCCATGCAACCGCAGACGTGGTGGTGAAGGATGCGGTTCCGGTGCCCATAAATCTCCACGGCACCTTGGTATTGAACAAGGGGCAAGATCCAGCCGTTGTGGACACGGCTGT